TTAAGGAATACATCATTGCAAAACTTGAATTGGGTCTTTAATGTTTACACATCAGGATGAAGTCTTCGTTCCTATTGAACGAGAGAATATTGACGGAGTTCGTTACTATAAAGTATTTGGAACTGAAGAACTTGTAAGGATGCCTTCTATAACATCAGTGATTAGTTGGAGAAATAGAGACAAGTTTAAGGCCTGGAGAAAGAAAGTTGGTGAACAAGAAGCCAACAACATTACTCGTAGGGCTACTCATCGTGGTACTGATGCACATACATTGATTGAAGAGTATCTGAATAACTTAGATACTTTCTCTGATGTTCTTCCCCTATCCCAATTCCTATTCAAACAGGCAAAACCTACTCTGGATAAGATTGATAATATCTTATGTCAGGAACAGGCACTTTATAGTTTTGAGTTAGGTATTGCTGGCTCTGTTGATTGTATTGCAGAATATGATGGTGAGTTGGCTGTTATTGATTTTAAAACATCAGCTAAACCTAAACCAAGAGAGTGGATTGAAGATTACTTTGTCCAGTGTGCAGCATACGCTTGTATGTTATATGAGATGAAGGGTATAATAGTTAAGAAGTTTGTTATTATTATGTCTTGTGAAGACGGAGAAGTGGAGGTTTATGAAGAGTATGACAAAAGAAAGTACATTAAATTACTCTCAGAGTATATTAGAGAGTTTGTTCAATCTAAATTACAGGAATATGGCAAAGCCTGACGATACCGATCTTAACAAACTGATTGAGAACAAGTTTTATTGTTCCAAGAAGTTTGCTCAAGAGATCGAAGCAATTGTTAAAGATCACAAGATGAAGTACATTGATGCTATTGTTCATTTCTGTGAAAAGAATAACTTAGATGTAGAGGTAGTTCCTAAGTTGATGTCTAAGCCATTGAAAGAAAGAATTAAATGTGAAGCTATGGAATTAAATTTCCTTAAGAAGACTTCGCATGCTAAACTTCCTCTATGATAAAAGTGAATCCTTTTGAGACCTATAAATCTTATTTGGGACTGAAGAATCATTTCACCCAAAAGAAATACGATTATAAAAGATATTGTGGTAGGTCACGTGCTTCTTTGAATGCATTCTATAAACGTAAAGATAGAATGTTTTTTGAGAAATTATCCAGACAAAAGAATGATGAGGAAGTTGTAGATTTTTTTGTATCTAATTTTATTTCTTGTGATGATCCTCAGTCCTTATGGATTGGTGATATTATGAGGAATGGAGAAGGTAATTATACTAATTGGAAAAAGAAGATTCAGTCTTTATCTTATGTGTTTAAGAGTGAAGTAGAGAATCTATTTTCTGGAAAGAATTTTGATAGTATGTTTAAGATAGAGAAGTCTAAGCATCCTCCTATCTTAAAGTCATATCTTAATAATGAAGTAAGTTTAGAGACATTAATTATCCTTGAAAGTATTCTTGGATTTAAGAAAAACTTTGATAAAAAGTTAGAAGATCCTGTCTGGGAATCTATTTCTATGAGGATGGAAAAGTATAGTTCTTTCATAAATATTGATGTATTCAAATACAAAAAGATCTTAAAAGATGTCGTTTTTTGAGAGTGAAATTGTTCAATCTGAATTAAAAGAGATTGAAGAACTTCAAGAGAAAATTTTCAGCTGTGTATTTACCTTTTCTTCTATGAATAAAAGGGATAAGATAGAGCATGTTGATTTATTGGAGAAATTGCTTGAAAAGCAAAAGATTCTTTATGCTCGGTTGAGTCTATCGGACGATCCCAGAGCTAAGGAGATGAAAAAAAAGATTAGGGATTCTGCTAAGGATTTTGGATTTGCACCAGACACTGATTTGGGGTATGTTTTTAGTAACATGGCCTCAATTGTCAAGAATCTAAAGCAGGCTATTGACGAGTCTTGATAGGTATCCTATAATATTTGAGTACAAACAAGCCAAATACAACTAATACGAGGTGTAAAATGGGTTTTTCAGACCTTAAAAAGCAAAGCTCTTTGGGCTCTTTAACAGCAAAGCTGACTAAAGAAGCCGAGAAGATGAATAATAAAGGCGGAGGCGGAGATGATCGTCTCTGGAAGCCAGAGGTAGACAAGACTGGTAACGGTTATGCTGTTATTCGTTTCCTACCTGCTCCTGATGGAGAAGATTTGCCGTGGGTTAAACTATTCTCTCACGCATTCCAAGGACCTGGTGGATGGTATATTGAGAATTCTCTCACTACCATTGGTAAAAATGATCCTATTGGAGAATTGAATCGTCAACTATGGAATAGTGGTAATGATTCAGATAAGGATACAGTACGTAAGCAAAAGCGTAAGTTGTCCTTTTACGCAAACATCTATGTCGTAAAAGATCCTACCAATCCTCAAAATGAGGGTGGTGTATTCCTTTACAAGTTTGGTAAGAAGATCTTTGATAAGATCATGGATGTAATGCAACCTGAGTTTGAAGATGAGGAAGCTATTAATCCGTTTGATTTCTGGCAAGGTGCAGATTTTAAACTTAAGATTGTCCGAAAGGATGGTTATTGGAATTATGACAAGTCGGAGTTTTCTCCAGTGTCTCCTCTTCTTGATGATGACGATGCTCTTGAGTCAATTTGGAAGAAGTGCTATTCACTAACGGCAGTAACAGCTCCAGATCAATTTAAGTCATATGAAGATCTTCAAAAGCGTCTTAATTCTGTTATTGGCAATAAGCGTTCCACTGTAGCTGAAGAGGCTCAATATGAACCTGAATCAGAGACAGTACAGCAGAATAATGTGAGTGAAGAAGAGGTTATGAGGAAGTTGGAGCAATCTTACAAGGAAAGTAAGGCAGTTCCAGAAGCTTCTACTTCTTCTACTGATGAGGATGATGATACCCTTGACTACTTCAGTAAATTAGCTGATAGCTGAGGGAAAATCAACTTTTAGTTTCAAAATCGGGGGATAAAAAATCCCCCCATTTTTTTGCTTCAAATACCTTTTTAGGTATTTATACCTATTAACTAAATAATCTAATTTTCTGACCTTTAATTAATTTGGAATTTACGTATTGTGTAGAACCTGGCTTATATTGCATTATGTTGTCCATATCATTCATTACTAACCCAACATAACTTCCCTTTAAACAGAATATATTTCTTTTATCATTTTCTCTTCTTTCTTCATAAGTATAGTTTGAAATCTCATCAGTAATATTAGTAGCTATTACTTCAGTTCCTGTATTTTCATCATGATATGTCATTGTGAAGTCTTTAGGAACTTCAAACCCTTTTGCCAATATTACCTTTCCCGCCCCATTCTTTATTTCTTGAGTTTCATAATGATGAGCAGCATAGATGTTTTCATCAGTTGTATATTTTTTCAAGAGATAGTTTTCAAAGGACTCTTGAGTCATCGGCCATTCTGTTTCAACATTCATCATATTATTGGAAAGTAGTATTATCCAATCAAGATAAGGATTTCCATATAATTCATTGGCAACATTATCTGGTCTATCATCACCAATAATCTTATATTTGGTGAAATAGTTTAAGTCTTGAAGAATATCTTCCCTTAGTTTTCCTCTTCTGAATAGATTCTTTACTGGAATACTATCAGAAATTGTTTTGGCATCTGGGAGACGACTTGCGTAATCGAATTCTGGAATGAAGCTGAAGTAAGATTTTGGCATGTTATTTTACCATCCTGTAGTCTCGGAATCGTTATCATTATATTGATCAGCATAATTTGGTTCAAGTTCATTAAATGTCATGGTTACATTATAAGCTGTCATTGAACCATCTTGATATGTCATATAGGAACCATCTGGAGTGTAATCAACATTAAATGCTGACAGAGCACAAGTTTTAAATTTATTCATCCAAGGATGGGGATCACCATCTGTACCTTTAATATACTTAAGATCAAAAACTCTGGGTGTTTTAAGAAATAGATTTGATGTACTTCTTTGAGGAGCCATACTCCTCTTAAATATTTTAATTATTTTTCTAATCACCTTTGCTTCATCATCTTCTCTGGGAGTAAATCTGAAATTGAAATTAAAGGTACGTAATCTTGGACCAGAAAATAGAAGCTCCAAATTGTTATTTACTACCATTCCAGCATTTCTTCCCATAATATTTGCACCTACTGCTTGACCTGCAAAGTGAGAAATAATAAAATTCTTAAGATTAGGATCCTTTATGGCCTCATCAATATTACTACCTAACGTTCCAAAGGCAGCCGTAGCTTGATCCAAACTCCAATTTCCTATACCTCCTATCAATCCTGTTGCCAACTTTGCAGCAGGACCTTTTAAAGCATTCAGGCTATCGCCACCCCAGTCAGTAGAATTTGATTCTGATAGGCTGGGCACCATTGGGAGTTGGATAGTTTCATATTTTTCTCCTTTTTTTCTTGAGCCACCATAATCTCCACCTATAACATCTAAACCAGGAGGATTATAGTCATAAATTTCAAATTGAATATAATCTAATAGTCCTTTAGGAGCAGCTTGTTTAAATGGATAGCTATAGGTCTCATTTTTTCCCTTTTGTGATCTCCATCCTACGTTTCCTGATGCACCTTCTGATGTATCTTCTGATGCATCTTTTGATGTATCTTCTTTGACTTCTGTTGCTGGCTTAACCACCGCCTCAGCATCTGCAAATTGCTCTGGATTATTTGTTTGAACACGTTCGCCAGCACTATTGACTTTATTTCCTTCTCCATCTGTTGCTCCATATACATTATTCTCATATAATGTGGCATTTGTTTCTATTCTCTCTTCATTATCATCATAATTACTGATGGCTCCTATTTCACCATCTGTAGCAGCTTTTAATTGGTAATTTATACTATTTTTTGATACCCACTTACCATCTTTATTTTGTGTGGTTGGTCCATTATAGAAGAACTGGTCTTTAAATTCATCAGGATCATCAGGACTGAGATTATTGAAATCAAACCATGAACTTCTGTTTGCTCTATTATGTGCAAATGCAAAAGAAGGAGTTGGTTCCCACTCTCCACCTGGCTGCAAAGATGCAAGAGTAGTCCCTGAGGATGCATCAATAAATGTAGCAGTATCTCCATTTTTTGGGATCCTTAATTTACCTCTCACCCCATTAATGGTGTATATAGATTCTATAATATCTGCCATTGGATATGGTTTTTAATTATTTATCTTAAAACTTTGATAAGGTATTGAACGTAAGTCAGTTATCTCTA